ACCTGCACCAATTACAGTTGGAGGTGGTGGATCTGGAACACAAGGAACACCTGTTAGTCCAGCATTTGTTAGAGGTGGTGCTGGTAATCCATCTATTTTCTCAACAATAACATCAACAGGTGGAGGAGGAGGTGGTAATGGTAATATTAATACAGGATGCTCACCCGGAGGATCAGGCGGATCAGGCGGAGGAGGAGGTGGGTATGTAAGCGGAGCAGCAGGTACAGGTAATTCACCACCAACAAGTCCTCCTCAAGGAAATAATGGTGGAGTAGGTTTAGGAGTTGCTCAAGGATCAGGAGGAGGGGGAGGTGCAGGAGCAGTAGGTCAAGCAGGAAACACTAATGGATCTGGAGTAGGTGGAAATGGAGGAGTAGGTTCTCCAAACGTAATTTATTGTAGTCCAACAGTTGGAACACCAGGACCAGCTCCAGGAAGATATTATGCAGGTGGAGGAGGTGGTGGAGGTTACCCAACTGGTACTATTGCTAATGGAGGAGCAGGTGGTGGAGGAAATAGTCAGGCTCCATACACTCCTAGTCCTTGTGCTGTCGCACCAGCAGGAACAGTTAATACAGGGGGAGGTGGAGGAGGAGCAGGAGATGATATCGGAGGTGGTGCAGGTGGATCAGGTATGGTTATTATTAGAGCACCATCTAAAGCTATTTTTACAGTAAGTCCTGGAACTAATACAACGGCAACTACTCCTGGAGGGTGTAAGGTTGCAATATTCACAGTTAGTGGAACTTTAACACACGGTTAATATGGCTCATTTTGTTGAAATAGATTTAAATAATATAGTATTAAGAGTAGTAAGAGCTTGTGATAATGATATTGCAAACAATGGTGGAGAACAATCAGAACAGGCGGCTGAACATTTTAAAACTATATGTCCACTTTCTATTAATGGAGTAAAATGGATACAAACTTCTTATAATAATAATTTTAGAAAAAAATATGCTAGAATTGGTGATACGTTTGATTCTACAAAAAATAAATTTATATCACCTCAACCTTTTACATCTTGGTCGCTTGATTCTAATGACGACTGGAAAGCACCTGTTCCAATGCCATTTCTTACAAAAGAAGAAAAGTTAGAAGGTAAAGCTTACATTTGGAATGAAAATACTTTATCTTGGGATATTAATAATTAAATTATACAAAATTTGGTCCAATTAAAAAAACAGCTAAGTTTTTTCTTTCACCACTAGTAACTGGTGTGACCATATGTTTTATATTAGATTTAAACATAATCATAGATCCAATTTCTTTTAATTCATTTACTTTAAATGGATTACCATAATCTAAATAAAAGTCTCCTCCTTCAAAATTTTTTTCAGATAGATTTATTAAAATTGTTAATTTTATATCTGAATAAGGATCATTTGAGGAATCAATGTGCCAATCATAATTGTCTTTTTTTAAATAATTATAAATATTATAATTACAATCAAAATTATTGTAATCCCACAATTTATACCCAAAATGAGTTTTGTTTATTCTATGACAATTTTCAATTAAAAAATTTATAAATTTATTTATTTTTAAAAAATTTATAATTAAAGTTTTATTATGTTTTTTTAAATTATTATTATTGTCTTTTGCTTTAAATTTATCATCTTCTACGCAATCATAATTTTTTAAAATAAATTTATTTATTTTTTTAATTTGTTTTAAATTTAAAGTATTTTTCCAAAACCAATAAGGAGGAGAAGATGACATTATTTTATAATAAGTTCTTTTAATCTAGCTCTTAATTTAGCTATAATGTTGGAATATTCTTCATTAATTTTAATTAATGTTTCTATATGAAATTGATGTTTTTCAATTCGTTCTAATAATTCCTTATTTAATTCTACTTCAGATTTTTTAACCATTTTTTCCATCTGAAGATTAGATTCTAATTCTTTTATTTTATCTTCTAAACTCATTATCTAAATGCGGTTATTAAATTTATTTTCTAAAATTATCAGGCAGACCTAAATGCGGTCTTCCATCAAATAAATTTTCCTTTGATCCTTTTGTTGCTTCATTATTATAATGAAAGAACACCTGACAACAATCTTTACCTTGAAATGTTTCTCTCCAATGTTCTAACATATTTCCTTTGTATACCAACATATCACCAGGTTTTAAATCAATTTTAATACCTTTGGGTGCATTAGGTTTTACTAAATTAAGTTCTTCATTAATTACATTATCTGCACCAGTGGGCTCTAAATAAATTGGCCAAGGATCACCCCCTAAGTTTAAAGTAGTAGATATTTCACAACTAAATCTATCTTTATGACGTTTTAATATATCTCCTTTTTTATAAATACGAGCATAAGAATAATTAGGAGTTAATTTTAAACCCGTTAACTTTTGCATAATAGGATGAAGTTTAACAAGTAAAGTTTCCATAACTATGTCTCCATAATGAGAATATGTATTAGGCACTTGCGGGTCTGTCCAAGTACCAAAGTACTTGGTAAAGGGTGATATGAAACGGGTATTAAACAATGTTTGAGCAACCTGTCTTTTTAATAAAAAATATTTATAAATAAAATCAGTCATTTCTTCAGATATAACTTTTTTTATAATTACGTATTTTTTCTTTTTAAAACTCATTTTCTAACCACATCAAGTATCATTTTTCTAACTGCTTGTAAATTAAAATGAATAAATCTAAAAGGTTCTATTCCTAAATCTACAACAAACTGATGTTCTAAAAATGCAGGAAATAAAATCAAGGTTCCAGGTTGAGGTTTATAATTTATAAATTGAGTTCCAAACGTTATCTCCGATTCATTTTTCAAAGGGAGTTGAGTCACACATTTTCCAAGTCTAGGATCATGAAAAACTGGATATGAAGTTTTATCAGAACATTTTAAAAAATAAAATCCTGATATATGATTATCATAATGAATATGACCTTCATGATGACCTCCTCCATCTTTTCCAAATTCTTGAGCCCACATTTCAGTCCAATAGATTTCATAATCATTCAAATTATAACCCATATGATCTAAAACATTAAAAGAAGATTTGCTTACAAAATCTTGAAGTTCTTTAAATTCAGGCAAGTTTAAAAGTGATCTTGAATGATGCGACATGCTAAAATCACCAATATTTTTTTTAAAATCTTTGCTTTTTGTTTTAATTTTTATTTTATTATTATTTTTAGCTTCTTTAATGAATGGATCAGTTGCTTTAATTAAAGGTTTAACCCATTCAGAAATTACTGTAGAGTAGATTGGTGTAATAAAATAACCTGTAAAATCTAAATTCATAATTTATCTATAAGGATATCCTAAGTTCCAAATCACAAGCGAATATCTAACTCCTTTTTTTACGGGGCAAACTCTATGCCACACGAAACTAGGAAATACAACTAATGATCCTCGTGGTAATATTTCTGTGCATTTTTGAATGTTATGTTTATTTCCTTTTTCTGGATTATTAAAATTAAATTCTAGTTCACCACCTTGATATTCAGAAGGATCTGATAAAGTACATGTTACAGATAATTTTCTTATTTTACCATTTGTGTTTATATTTTCTGGATTATTGTAAGGTGCTCCCCAAGAATCACAGTGCCAGCCGTAGTATTGTCCTGGTGCATATTTCGTAAATTGGCAAGATTCAGACCAGTCCCAATCAAAATTCCAACCTGCCTCTTTATTAGCTTTATGAATATAAGGTTGTATTTCATTATAAATCCATCTGTCATTTAACCATGCAATATTAGAATTTCTTTTCTTTTTTAAATCTTTAAGTTCTTTTTGTGATAATGGTTCTTTTTTTAAATCTCTACCTTGTTCAACTCCACCTGTAAGAGCAATTTGTTCTTGATGACGTTTACCGTGTTCTAATAATTCGTCACAAAACTTTGGTGTTAAAACACTTTTAAAATAGTAGTAATGATTAAATAGTTTCATACTTATTCTGTATATAGATATATATCTATTTTTAATATATTTGTCTAGTGGATATGAATATTAACTTTGTAAATAAATGCCTTATAAATGTTTCATGGCATGAAAATAGTAGCTATCAAGTGGAAGGTTTATTAAAACAATCTAATCAGTATTATAAATTTGATATACGTTATTTAAATGATTTTCCAGAAAATAAAAAAGGTAAACTTATCAATTCAAAAAGTCAGGCAGATAAAGTCTTATTTGAAGATGATAAACATTGGATATTAGTTGATACGCAAGAACTTATTAAATACATGAAAATAAGTGATTTAAAACAAATAAACTTAGAACAATTGCTATCTAATATAGATTGGAATATTATCTTACTTAAAAAATAGTGATATACTAGGCATAAATATGCCATTAAAAAAGATACCATTACCTCCAGGCTTTGATAAGAATGATACTGCTTCTCAAGCAGAAGGACGCTGGATAGATGGAGATAACATACGTTTTCAATACGGATCACCTGAAAAGATAGGTGGTTGGGAACAAATTAATTCATCTATATTAGTAGGAGCGGCCAGACA